AGCCGCACGTCCCGTGGATCAGCCCGTACCGACCGTGGCTGGAGCTGGTGCAATAGGCATTATCCAGCCCTTTATAACCAGATACCAGGGAGACCATGCAGGGCAGCAGGACGGAGACCACAGAAACCACGATATAGAAAAACCGCTTCCTGTAATTGATACATCGAACCGCTACGCTCTTGTTGAACCATTCATCACCGCCATAGGACAGGCTTCGGCCCGGGACAGAAGCCGTTCCCTGGATGATCCGCTTTCATCCGTGGTAACGAAGCAAGAACACGTTCTGATTGAACCCTTGCTGGTTGAGTATTACGGAAACGGCGGCACGAAGCCGGTAAGCCTTCCGGTGGGAACCGTAACAACAAAGGAGAGGTTCGGGCTGCTGGAACCATTCATGATTAAGTGTGCACACGGAGGTGGCGAGGCCCGCAGGGTGCTTTCACTGGATGAACCCGTACCAACCCTGACCTGTAGCAATGAGAACGCTTTAATCCATCACAGCGGCGTGGGGCTGGATATACGGTTCAGAATGCTCAAGAACCATGAATTGAAGCGAGCGCAGGGATTTCCGGATGATTACGTCCTTACCGGCAACGTCACGGAACAAACGAAGCAGATCGGCAACGCCGTGCCGGTGCAAACGGCGAAGGCGCTAACACTGGCAGCGATGACAGCATAATGAGACCTCTGGGGGGGATATGAATAGTACGACAAAGCAAAGGTATATTTCAACAAGTATTTGGAGCGACACCTGGTTTGATTCCTTATCGGGAACGGAAAAGCTCATTTACTTCTACTTATTAACGAATGTCCACACCAACCCTGCCGGGATATACCCATTTGCTTTGAAGTATATTTGTGCTGATACCGGCTTCTCCCGGGACGAGGTAAACGCTGCCATGAAAAAGTTCCAGGATGCAGGGAAAGCCTTTTTCTATCGTGAATACATGATTATACCGAAATGGCTCAAGCATCAGAAAGTGAATGAGCGCACGACAATGTTTTTGGGAGCCTTGAAAGTGCTTAGAAGTCTTCCCGATGAAATAAAGGATTTTATACGGGACCGTCGTCATTACGACTTTGACGTGTCAAAATATATAGGCGATACATCGGCTATTGATAGCCTACCAATAGCCTATACCGAAAAAAGTGATAGCCTATCCCAAAATAATGGGGAGACTATGCCAAATTCAACCCACGATCTTGATCTTGATCTTGATTCTGATCTTGACTTTGATTTTGATAATAATATACGGATCGTGGAAACGCCGGATAGCCTATCCAAGCATTTTATCCGCAGATGGCAGGAAAACGCCGACATCTTCAACTGCCTTGCTCGGTTAAAACTTCCCAAGGACTGGAACGCTTTCTGGGAGCAGAATACGATGTCCCTGCAGCAAATCGACACCGCTATTAACCACTTCATCGAAGCTGTAAGAAACGGAGCAATAGAACGCAGATTCATACCCTCCTCGCCGGACGGGTTCGTCCTTAACGGCTGGCTGGCAAGAAGCCAGAACCCTTTCAAAACACAACAGGGTAAGCGCATTGCAGCAGACAACACTTCCGAGGACGAAGTGAACAAATATTTCAGGAGGATGTAATACATGGCAGCAGAAACGACACCAAAAATAACCTGTATACAGGACTTAATGTCCAGTTTTCAAGAAAGCTTGAGACAAAGACAAGCCGAATACGATGCCTTGCCGGAAGAAGAAAAACAGCGTCTCCGTGATGAAGAAAACCGGAAAGAGGAACTCCGGAAACAAGAGGAATTATTGTCCTCCTACAAAGCAAAGGGAATTCCTCCGAAGTTCTATGCTTCGGAATGGGAGAACTGGGTATGCGATACCGATGACAAATTAAAAGCATTTAACATTGTCAAAGGCATGGCGTGGAAAACAAATCTTTTCCTCTGCGGGAAATCAGGCACCGGGAAAACACACCTCGCAATGTGCCTTACTAAAGACGGTGCAAAATACCGAAGATTACCGGACATATTCAGAGAGGTAAGGACAGACTTTAATTCAGAACAAGAAACCATCGACTACTACGGAACCATAAAACTCCTCATCATAGACGAAATAGGCAGACAAAAATTTTCTTCTTTTGAGTACAACCTATTTTTTGAAATAATAGATAAACGCTGGAACCACGAAGTACCGACCACCTTAATAACGAACCAAACCGAGAAAGAATTCCTGGCCGAATACGGAACAGCAATCATCGACAGGCTTCGTCCTGTAATAGTGGACTTTAACTGGGAAAGCAGAAGGGAGAGCTTAAACCTTGATATTCCTTCTCCTAAAGAGGACGATATAGATTTTTAGTTAATTTGCAGTATAGTAAATGTACTGTTATAATTTATTCCAGGACGTTGCCGGACGCACCTGTATAGGAGTTACCTATGGGTGAGATCAGAGTAACGTGTAAGACCGCAGATTTCCTTCCCTATGACCAGATTGAGCCATTACAGGGCAGGCTCAAGAAAAGAACCGATGCACAGTTAGACAAAATATGTCGCAGTATCATAAAACACGGCTGGGCTTTTCCGGAATTCATTTGGCAACACGAAGGACATAATTACTGTCTCGATGGTCATGGACGACAGGAAGCCATTCCCAGACTTATAGCAATGGGATATACCATACCTTTAATTCCTGTTGTTTACATCGAGGCCCGGAACATGGCAGAAGCCAAAGAACTGCTGCTCAAGTGCATTAGCCAGTACGGAACCGTTACCAAGGAAGGGTTTATTGAATTCGCTGATTTCGATTTCGACTTCATAGACTTTGAAATACCGGACATTTCCTTTGATGACATTTTCCCAGACCCGGAGAGAAGAAAAAGCCTTGCTGAACGTTTCATCGTTCCACCGCTATCTGTTCTCCGTGTCGCTTCCGGGCCCTGGCAGAACCGAAAAAAGGCATGGCTTTCTCTTGGTATTCAAAGCGATAAAGGACGTGACGATGGAATGCTCAAAAGCATGGCAGCCTTGGCAAAAAAAGCCTCCGGCAGCAACCTTCCATCGGAGAGTATATTCGATCCCGTCCTATGCGAAGTTATGTATAGGTGGTTCTGCCCTGCAGGAGGGCAAATCCTTGACCCCTTTGCTGGTGGTTCCGTTCGGGGAATAATAGCGGGTTTTCTGGATTACAATTACACCGGCATAGACCTAAGGCAAGAGCAGGTAGACGCAAATCTTGAACAAATCGACATCGTGAAGGAGAGGAAGCAGCCGGTCTGGTTATGCGGAGATAGCCGTAACATGGGGAACCTTCTCCCCTCCGAGTACTCCTGCGATTTGGTTTTTTCCTGCCCACCCTATGCAGATCTCGAAGTTTACAGCAAATTACCGGAAGACCTTTCCAATATGGATTATTCTGATTTCAAAATAGCGTATTGGGACATTATTGCAAAGTCCTGTTCCTACCTTAACGATGATTCCTTTGCCGTATTCGTTGTCGGCGAGGCACGTTCAAAAACGGGTGCTTATTACGGCTTTGTTCCTGATACTGTAAAGGCTTTTGAAGATGCGGGTGTTCGCTTCTACAATGAAATAATTCTTGTCACACAAATAGCAGCGAAAGCCCTTACCGCAGCGGAAGGTTTTGTGAAATCACGCAAAATCGGGAAAATACATCAAAACGTTTTGGTATTTGTTAAGGGAGATCCGGTTCGGGCTGCCCAGAAATGCAAAATAGACCCCAAGGAACTTGAGGACGCTATTGCCAGCATGGAAAAAGCAGAGGCAGAGGAGATCAGCGCATGAAAGCAGCAAATGTAATCTGTCGCGGGCTGACCCCGTGCTTCTTCGCAATTTCCTTCGCTGTTTTATTCAATGCCGTGATGTGCGGAGCAGCCATTTCCTTTGCCTTGTCATACGATATGGCTCCTTGGCAGAGCCACATCTTAATGTTGTGTAATTCCTTGGTTTCATTTCTCATCGTTTTCTCCTTCTTGTCAGACTTTACGGCAGGTTTTTTTATTCTTCAAGGAGAAAATCAAATATTCTTCAAGAAAAATCGGTGTCAGAAACGGCGATTTTTTCGGGTAAATAACGGGGAGGCAGGGAGCAAATTATGACAGCAGAAAAATTAGATAACGCCATAGAGCAAGCAACGGAGCGTTTTAATAATTGGGTAGATGTAACTGGTGTCTTTGTACGGAACACATCTTATTACTTCGAATGCCTAAGCTGCATTGAAGAAGCCGTGCATATTGGCATAATGACCGCCTTAGACATTCCAATTAAGTTCGATAATTGCGATCAGCTAATAAAGGAGGAGTACAATGCCTAGAGAAGAAGGACTTCAAGCAGGGATAAGGACACGGTTCAGTAGCGAGTACCAGCCAGCGAATCGGGGACGCAAACCCTCAAAGCTCAAAGCATGGATCAAGGAGAATAACGTCTCCAACGATGATTTTATTGCTATTTTCAAAACCATCATTGCGACTAACACCCTTGAAGAACTCGAGGAAATGGTAAACGAAAAAAACAAGCCAAAACTGCCGGTTATTGTGGCTCTTTGCATTTCCGCTTTTCTTCGGGACATGAAAACAGGAACACTGCATTCTGCGAACTCTATCCTTGACCGAATCATGGGCAAGCCGACCCAGCAGATCACTTTCGGCGGTTCCGGAGAAGCGGAATTACCAACAGACCCAAGGGAACGCCGGGCCCTGGCAGAACGTCTGAAAAAGGAACTGGATATGGGGAAAATGCCAAGCGAGGCAGAGTTAGAAGCAGGGAAGAAGGCAGCAAAGCCCAGGACGGCGACAAAGCCGAAGGAGAATAAAGCATGATGGTTTTTTTATTCGTGGTCGGTTTTATTGTTGGTGTTATCTGTACCTGTTTCGGTACGGTGAAACTATTACAGGATCATTCACGGAATGGAACCCTGCTCGTGGATAAATACCACATCTATGACGTGAGTACCCTATAACAAATAATGGCGAGACCTGCGGCGGCTAATACCGGTGTTAAAGACATCACCGATGATGACCTATGGAAACTTCTCTACTTACGGCGACTTGCGGCTGTTGATCATCATCTTAACTTCATGGCCTATACATGGACGAACCAGAGCAGACCGTTCGTGGTCGGCTATCATACCCGGCAGATCTGCGCCTGTATTGATTACGCTATAGAGCAATTCCGCAAAGGGAAGTCAACGTATTGGGTGATAACGGTTCCGTTCCGGCACGGCAAGAGCGAAATCATCAGCAGAAAACTACCAGCGCACTTCCTCGGATTGTTCCCTGACAATAACGTAATCCTCTGTGGTCACACCACAGACTTAACCGAGGGGTTTTCAAAAACAGCACGAAACCTTATCCGTACCAAAGCATATAGGGAATTATTCCCGCACGTAGAACTTGACCCCGGTTCTTCAAGTGGCGCGCATTGGAAAATAAAAGACCACGAAGGGGAATGTTTTTCCAGCGGTCTCATGGGAAGCCTTTCCGGCCAGGGCTACCACCTCGGCTTGTTAGATGACTACTGCAGAAACCGTGCTGATGCAGAATCCCCGACCATGCGTGAAAAAATGTGGGACGCTTTTACCAATGATTTCATGACCCGTGGTGCGGAAGTGTCTATTACAATCGTACTGGCAACGCCGTGGCACGTTGACGACATCATCGGTCGCATAAAGCAGAACCAAAAAGTAGACCCGGAGTTTCCGAAATTCAATTTCTTAAAGTTCCCTGCTTTGAGCGACCGTTACGAAGGAGGAACGTTATTTCCGGAACGTTTTTCAAAAAAGTGGTATACCCAGCGCCGGGCCATACTCGGCGAATACGGCTTTCATTCTCTCATGCAATTAGACCCAAAGAAGCGCGGTGGAAATATGCTCAATACCGAATGCGTCATCCGGCACGATAGCGTTTCCGAATATCCGAAAAACCTGCGCTGGCATCGTATCTGGGATTTGGCTCATACAGCAAAGCAAAGAGCAAAGCAAGACCCGGACTGGACTTCCGGCACTTTATTGGCTTTCCATGTCCAGGACAATATGATCCACCTCTACATAAAGGACGTTGTACGCATGAGGGAGAATGCTCCGCAGCGGGATGAAAGGATAAGGCTCATTGCAAAGCAGGACGGCCCGTACACTAAAATCGGCGTTGGTGGTTCCGTGGACGCAAAGGATGGAATAGCGACATTGAGGGCTATCCTAAAATCAAAACGGATAGTATATTCTATTCCAGAGAACAAGGACAAGGTTGTTCGTGCCACACCGCTGGAACCAATTTTTCAAGCTGGGAATGTTCATGTTCCCATGAAAGCTCCGTGGCTCAAGGATTGGCTAGAGGAAATCGAAGCGTTTCCGCTTGGTTCACATGACGACCAAGTGGACAATTTATCCTCCGGCTATGCGTTGTGGGATAGCCAGGGGAATACAGATGCACTGTATGATTATTAGGAGAAATAAATGGACTTTAATAAAGCGGCAAGAATAAATGAGTTATATGGTTTGGCAGAAGGTCTCCGTGATATAGCAAAGATGGTTGATGAGGACGAAGATAAGGACATTATCTTAAGTCAGATGCGTTCCGCGGTGGCATTGCTTATTGATACAAGCAATGCAATGCACGATGAAATGATGCCATAGGAAACACGTATTTGAGACAGTAATTTATTCGGTCTGCCGGGGCCGGTGAATATATCCCAAGAGGAGGACTTTATGGGAAACGATTCAAACCCCGGCGTTTTGGCAAAATATCGACAGTTGGTTAAGGATGGCTGGAGCAATTTAATAACTGGCCTCAATGCTTCAAAGACAGCGAAGAAAAAACATACCCGCCATGTCTTTTACGGACTAATGACAGATCAGGAACTGGATTCGCTTTATGCCGAGGACGGTCTCGCAGCGAGAATTGTAAAACTGCTGCCCGATGATATGTTCCGGGAAGGCTGGGAGTACGAGTTCCCGGACATAGACGAAATACAAGCCGCCGAGTATGCGGAAAAATACTCCTCTGTGTTCGAGGAAATTGACGCTAACTCAAAGCTCAAGATTGCAATGTACTGGAACCGGCTCAAAGGCGGTTCTGCTGTTCTCATCTCCGTTATTGACGGCTTGGAAATGTCGGAACCTATAAATCCGAAGAAAATCAAAAAGTTTGAAAAGCTAAAAGTACTTGACCGTTCCGAAATTGACTTCACGAACATTGTATGGCAGAGCGATCCGACACAGCCGCGTTATGGGCTGCCTTTACTGTACCCTGTAAAGTTTGAATTCGGCGAAGCCAGCGTTATTCATATTCAGCTTGTTCACTATACGAGGATCATCGAACTGCACGGGGACATCTTGCCTAAACGGTCAGAAACCACTTTGTCGCCGGAACAGCGTTTTTGGGGAATATCAATTCTCCAACGAGCCGAGGAACGTTTGCAAACCCTGGGTTCATCTCTTGGCAGTATAGACCAGTTGATCAACGAATTAAGTGTTGGTAAATACAAGTTCAAAGATCTGGCAATGTTGCTTTCTTCTCCCGAAGGTAAAGAGGCTTTGATGCGGCGTGTTGAAGTCATGGATTTGACACGTTCTACTTTCCGTTCGCAATTCTTCGACACCGATGAAGATTTTCAACGTGATGTAATTAGTTTCCAAGGAATACCAGAAATACTTCATATCCTTTTCATGCTGCTTGCTGCCGATACTGGTTATCCCATAACACGGCTTTTCGGTATCTCTCCCGGAGGCATGAATTCCACCGGCGAATCCGATATGCGAAATTACTACGATGGTGTGCGGTCTTCCCAGACCACAGACACTTATCCGATGATTTTGCGAATTGTACGAATTATATCGCAGATGCAAGGAATACCAGAGCCATACATCAAGTTCATGCCTCTTGAAACCATGAACGAAAAAGAAAAGGCAGAACTCGAAAAACTGAATGCAGACAAGGACAAAATAGAAGCAGAGACTTTCAAAATCTATATTGAAACAGGCGTTCTTGAATACTATGAGGTTCGGCATTTGAAGTTCAAAAACACTCTGGACGATATACCGGTGCCGGAAGGCTACGAACTGCCCTCTGTAGAAACAGTCCCAGCAGAGCCGCCACCGCAAGAGGAGGACGAACCCCAAGCCGACCCAGCAGCGAATGAAGGCGAATAAACATGAATGATTCGGTACGATCCGCACTTATCAATATCATAAAAGCGAATCGAATAAAAATGGGTCGCTCTCAACGGCGCAGGGGAGTAAAGCCTACTCGTTGGCTCTACCCAAGATTAACAGAGACCCGGTATGTGAAAATGATTCGTGCATGGCTTCGGCCAATGATAGTCTATGTGCATGATTTCCTCAAAGAAAATCAGGAAGCAATTTTAAGAGGGGATTCCGTAGAGTTCCGGGCCGATGCTGCTGATGATCTGTTGGTGTCTCGCATGGACGCTGTGCCAGGGAAAACCTTCAAAGTGATGATCAATTCATTGAATGGCTGGCTCGGACAATACGTTCCAGACGGAGATCCGTCCGTGAGCGGATCTCCGATTTACTTAGGGCTGGGGAACATAGCAGACAGCGTTTTCGATTTCAATGATATGCAATTCGCAAAGGGAGCAAAAACCGTTCTCGGCGTGGAGTTCCCAACCGGCGAGGACTGGTGGCCGGATGCAAGAGATACATGGGCCACCCAGAACTATAATCTCATCCGCAGCGATATGCAGAGATATATCGGGCAGATAAATGACCTCACGGAAAAAGCCGTCACTTCCGGTTCTTCGGTAAGGGAGTTGGCAAGGCAGATCGGGGAATTAGACGATACCATCACGAAAGCCAGAGCCAATTTCATAGCCAGAGACCAGATCGGAAAACTGAACGGACAGATCACCCAGCAGCGCATGGAGGAGGCGGGTCTGTCCATGTATATCTGGGAAACATCGGGTGATGAGCGGGTGCGTTCCACACACGCACCGATGGACTATAAATTGTGTCGGTGGGACGATAGCACGGTCTACAGCGATGATGGCGGCAAAACATGGAAGGACAGACCTTCGGGTGCGGTGGATCTTCACCCCGGTATGGACTATCAGTGCCGGTGTACGGCGGTTGCTTATTGGCAGGAACTTGTCGAGGAAGCGGACGAACAAATTGACCTGCTATCGGAAAATCAGCATACTATACCAAATTCAGGTACACAAGGATTAAACGTAATGACACCTCCTTCGGCAAGAACAAGGGATGAGATGTTGAGACAGCAAGCCGAAGCGAGAGAAGCGAGAAGGCTGCAGGAAAACGCAAAAAAGGCGAAAGCGGAGGCCGACAGGTTATTCCCCGGTGAGAAATGGAAAAAGGTAGAAGATGGGATTTTTCTGTCTCCTCGCAGACCGACAGGAGCGAAGTCCAGTTATAAAACCGAACTCCATAATGCTCAAATATTGCGAAGACAAGGCAGCACAGTTTATCTTGTTGCAGAAGATAGCCGTCTTCCTGGCAAAAAGTATGATGCCATTGTAAACGGAATGAGAATGGAATTCAAAAATCAGCACGGAGCTAGTACCCGCACCCTAAGAGATCATTTTTTCACATCACGAGGACAGGCTCCCAATGTATTCATCAATCTGGAAAGATCTCCATTATCAAGACGAGAAGCAATAAATACTTTATATGCTGCCAGAAACAGTGCGGATTATGCCAAAAAAAATAAATTTAAGGGAGGGAGGATAATCTTGAAAATCAAGGGTCAAAGCAACCTTATTTATTTGGGTGTGGACGATTTGAAAATATAGAGGCAATAAAAAACCGGAACGCAAGCGTCCCGGTATGCTGGCCAGGAGGTGGGCTTTTAATCTCACGTCCCAGCTATCTTTAATTTACGGCATTTCCTATGGAATGTCAAGCGTTTTCTGCCGGGAAAGTGCAAAAATATGGATTTGGGAGAAGAAACATGAAATTAACGGCAGAACAGGAAACAAAATTCAGAGATTTGTGCGAGGAGATCCGGCCCGGCGAATACGGGCGGGTTGTGGTGGCCTTTACAGGCGACCCCGGAAACTTCGTCCAGATCACCGGAGAGAAGAACTTCCGGTTCCGGAACGAAAGGGCAGCTCCGACCCAAGGGGAAGCCCAGGAAAGACAGAATTCAGGCAGATATTGAATAATCACATATTTGAACATAATGCTTGACAAAAGTCTCAAATGAGACTAAAGTAAAGATAATTGCGGTCGGCTGACCGAATACGGAAGCCAGCTAGATCAATGACAGGGATACCCCTGCCTTGGTCTGGCTGGCTTTTTTTATTGCCCAGGAGCAAAAATGGCAACAAAAGTAAAACGGTACGATTCCCTCGATCCAGGTCGATGGATGACTAAGCCCTTTGCCAAAACTCCGGAAGGGTTCTTGACCGGCAGGGCTATTGTTACCAGTGTCGGCGTTTTCACTTACCGGAATTTGGACGGGAGTATAAGCCGAGAGCTTCGTCTCCCGGAAGAAGTATTTCATGTTGACACCTTGAACTCGATGAAGCTCAAGCCTTTGGTCAATAATCACCCCTCCGAAAAAGTTACACCCAACAACGCAAAAAATCTTCAAATCGGCAGCCTCGGAAATAACCCTTCGGATTGGGTAAGCAGTTATGCTTCTTTCCACCCAGACGAAATGATGAATGACCGCGGACTAAGCAGCAGTGATGGTTTCCATGTTTCTATCGACCTTTCGATAACGGACGCTGCGGCCATTAAAGAGATTGAGGACGGTGGTAAGCAATCCCTTAGCATGGGTTATGACTGCGAAATTGAAGGAACATCGGGTGTGTGGTGCGGCATGGCCTTTGACGCTATCCAGCGCAAAATCCTTTACAACCATTGCGCATTAGTGGACGGCGCACGAGCCGGTGATGCTGCCAGAATTCGTTTCGACAGCACTGATGACAGTATTCACTTGGACAGCGGAGACGCTGTTCTTGTAGATATGCCCTCTGGAAATACCAGGGGAGACCAAGCCCAAAGTCAGGAGGTTAAGACTATGAAGTTCAGGCTTGACAACGGCATGGAATTTGATGCCCCGGAAGGTTTCGTACAGGCATACGTTTCCATGAAGGAAAAAGCGGACGCTGCGACCTCGCGTGCAGACACCGCAGAAAAAACAGTTGCCGACAACAAATCGGCAATCTCCACACTTGAAGCCGAGCGGGATACCGCCAAGGCTCGCGCCGACAAAGCGGAAAAGGAATTGCAGGAAGCCCAGGCTGCCCTCAATGATCCCAAACGCATGGACGCTGCAATCGAAGCGAAAGTTTCACTTCGTGAAGCAGCCCAGAAAGCCGGTGTCGAGGTAAAGAATGATATGTCTGATGCTGACATCAGAAAAGCAGTCATTCTTTCGGTGTTCCCGGATTCAAAGTTTGACGGCAAGGATGAAACCTACATCACGGCTCGCTTTGATGCCACGGTTGAATTCCTTAAGACCCGTGCGGACGGTCAAAGCCGTATCGTAGCAGGGGAAAATTTCAACGGACAGCCGAGGCGTGATTCTGCAGCAGCCCATCAGGACATGGTGGACAAGCTGTTCAAAATGAGCAACGGCTTGGACGATGACGCTGTTCTTGGCGAGGAGGGTTAATCCATGAGTGAAAGAAATCTTTATGATGATCCTCAAAGAGCCATTGCAGGACAGCGATTTGGTCTTGGAGGAAGTACCCGAACCTATGCTGCCGGGGAAAAGATTTATCCCGGCGATCCGGTATTCGGCATGGTAGGCGATGATGAGCATTGCTACGGCGCTCATCTGAACGCAGTTACCCTGATGGCTTCCGCTCCCCTTGTTACAGGGAACAAAGTGGCGGTTACGATTAACGGCATTGCCCTTAATCTTGTCGAGTTCGTGGAATCTTCTGCGAAGACCATTGAAAGAATTGTTCGAGACATCGACATCAATTCTGCTCTTGGCGAGATCGGGATCAATGCTTTCGTGGTTGAAGGAGCAAACGCATTTACTATCGTCAGCCCCGGACTTACAATCACCGCCACCGCAGTTGTAACCGAAGGGGCCTCCCAGCCGACATTTACATCTGCACCAGATACAAACCTCAAGTTTATCGGTGTTGCCGAACACACAGAGCTTTCCTCCGTGAAAGGGACTGGGTTCTACGACATAAACGATGCCGTCAATGTCCGGGATTGGGGAGAAATCTATGTGCCTGTGGCAGAAGATTCTCATCCATCGGACAAGGAAGCGGCTTATATCGACATCTCCAAGGGAGTGTTCACTGATATACCAGGCAGCAATTTTGACTGCGGTTGTTTTTTCCGCAGCAACAAGCAAGACGGCCTCGCACGAATCGAAGTGCGTGGCATGAAATAAGGAGTAAGCAATGGCAAAAATTCTTTCAAACCGCCTGGATAAAGCAGAAGCCGCTTTTTTTGCTCGGGAAACCGAGTTCATAATGACCAGGACTTTTGATGCGAAGCCTCCTGAATTGAAGGGGCTTGTATTGGTTCCTATGGCACGGGGTCTGCCGGTCGGGATAAACGAAATCACCTACCGCAGATACTTCGAGGCCGGGGAAAGCAAAATCATCGCTGATTATGCCGAGGACTATCCGAGGGTAGACGTATTCGGTGAAGAATTCACCGCTAAGGTGTATGACATCGGCGATAGCTTCGGTTATTCAATTCGGGAAATCCGCGCCTCTATGAGAACCGGAAAACGGCTTGACCAGCGCAGGGCGTTAGCTGCAAGGCGGTCTAACGAACGCAAGCTGAACAAGATCACGTTGGTCTCATCCACGGACTGTGGAACCTTCGGTATGTTGGATTATCCCGGTATAACCGAAGCCACCCTTCCGAACGATGGAACCGGAGGTTCTAAGTCTTGGCGTTCAAAAGATGCGGATCAGATTCTGCGGGATATTACCGATCTGCTGAACGCTGTTGTTCATCCAACAAAAGGACAGGAAGTTCCCGATACTCTCCTACTCCCTCTCAAGACGTTCACTGACTTAACCACAAGGCGGCTCGGAACCACAGAGACTTCTCTCCTGAAATACATCAGGGAGAATTTTCCGCAGATCACCCGCATTGATTGGCTTAACGAGCTTTCCGGTATTGGTGCTGGCGGCGCAAATCGTGTCTTTATTGGCAAGATTGATGCCGACCACATCGAGAACCAGATCGTTACCTATTTCGAGCAACTGGACACAGAGAAAAAAGGTGGCACGTACACCATTCCCTGCCAGAGTTCAACCGCTGGGGTAATTATTTATTACCCACAGGCATTTGCCTATGCGGACGGGGTGTAAGGAGGCTATTGATGTTCGTTAAATATTCTCCGAAGGTTTCACACATAAAAGTTATCCCCTTGCTTCCTTTGAAGGAGGGGAACTCTTTCGACAACGATTCCGTAACCTTGCGGCCCGGAACAAATGAACTCACCGAAAAGGAATGGGAGGCAATACAGCCTCATATCCAGAACCAGATCGGGAAAGAAATCGTTCCGTTCACCGTTCCGGTTAATTCGACAAAAGGCAGCAAAGGAAAACAAGCCGGTACTTTGAGAGACGTTCCCTTGGCTACGGCGAGGAAAATCATTCAAGCCTGCCAAGACCCGAATACGCTCAAGAAGTGGTTCAATCAGGAACTCTCTGACGAACTCATACTCGTGCTTGCCAAGCGTATGCGGAAACTCAATGTTGAACCGGACGATCTCGAAGACGGCGAAGACGGTCTTGAACTCAAGGACGGGGACATTACTCCCGAAGGTGGGAACTCCGAGGACGACAAACCGGCCCCGGGAAAAGGCAAATCCCGCAAGGAAAATAAGCCCGAGCAGGATGACGAGGACGATCTCGAAGACGGCGAAGACGGAGATGGTGAGGATGAAGTTCCTGACTTTGACGGTACTCGCTCGCAGTAAAGGTAAACCATGTCCAGAGAACCCCGACAGATAATCGAGAACATCTGCCCAGAATTATCAGCCAGCCCAATGCTGGATGACTTTCTCGGTATGGCGGTCGAGCTTACTGACAGGGGTTTTTTTGGAGTGCTTGCTTCTTATGCTATCGCATACAGGGCTTGTCATTTATTCACAATCACTGGAGGCGGCAGCGGAGGGAACGCTGCTCTTGGAGTGGGACAGATAGCCAGCATGAGTGAAGGTGGTCTGTCCGTTACGTTTGCAAGAGATAACTCCTCCACATCTAACAGCAGCGGCCTTGATACAACGAAGTACGGAAAACTGCTGTTAGATTTAATTAAGTCACGTCCAACAATGGGCGTTAATACCGCAGGGCTTCATATAGCCCGATAGGAGATTTGGAATGGCAGAAAAGTCATACAAGTACACGGCAAAATTCAAAGAACCGCAAACGGTAGCAGGTGTAGAACTTGAACCGCAGGGCGGCTCTCTTACAGAGAGGGAATTGAAGAACCTCAAAAAAGACCCTTACGGTGCTTCATTGCTTGATAGCGGATTGCTTGTTGTTGATGTGGATTCCACGGCGGCTTCACAAGACACTTCCGCAGACGAGAATTCAGGCAGTGAAACTATTCCTGATTTTGACGCTGCAACAGAAGAAGGCTCTGAACAGGAATAGGCATGGCAGATAACGGACACACCGATACGGACATGGGATTGAACGCATTCTTTAAGGAAACTGAAAAACTAAAATCCATGTGCGTCAAGGTAGGCATTACAGAGGACGTTGGTTCTCAAAGTGTTGACAATGCTACTCTTGCTCAAATCGGTATGTGGAACGAACTCGGTGTTCTAGGCCCACCAATGAGCCAACACGGAGGCGGGAAATGGTTTATTCCTCCTCGTCCATTCATACGCGGTTTTGTTGACGGTAAGCGTGAACAGATTGCGAAAACACTGGACAAGCTCGCTGCCCTTGTTTCAGGTGGAAACTTATCCGCAGATGTGGCAATGGCTCGGCTTGGGGAGTACGCACAGAGTGGCGTTAAGTCTTATATCAGGAACGGTGTATTTACTCCGAATGCTGATTCAACGATTCAGAAAAAAGGAAGCAGCAAACCATTGATAGAAAATGGAACTCTGCGGAACTCGATTCGTTATCAGATAATTCATAAGCCCGTGGATCAGGTAAGCGAATAATGAGCCTGTTCAAGAGCGTGAGCTTTATCCGGCGCAGAAAGGCTGGTGGCGATTATGTACGGGGTCAATGGATTCCGGGTACGCCAAGCGACACACCTTTCCTTGGAACAAAGCAGCCGGTCGGCGGTAAAACGCTGGAACTGTTACCGGCTGGGAAGCGGGGACGTGAAGTGTTCAAATGCTTTGCACCGCTGGATATGAATTTTACTTCTGCAGATGATCATGGCGATGAAGAAGCTGATTTGATTGTCTGGGAAGACAAAGAGTACGAAGTAACTAGCGCAGCGAAGTGGGATAACGGACTTCTGCCGCATTGGGAATTGCTTTGTACTAGACCGAAGGCAGGGGAGACATGATAACGGAACGGCAATACATCAAAGACAATCTGTACGATTTCTTTGAAGAACTATTGCAAGCACAAGGAATTGTAGACGTTCCGATTATCTATGGAAATGAGAACGGCCCGAGGCCAAAAGCTCCTTTGTTGGTTTTGGAGTTTCGCTCTACGGTTAGTCCGGGAATGCCGGACTACAGCAGGGTAAACCTTGAGAACGGAGAGGGAACACAAAAAATAACCCAGCATACACGGCGAAACATGACCATGTATGGCTTCGGTGAAAGAGCTATTGATGTTTTGGAGACAATCAAAAGTCAACTTAATGCTGACATCTGGGTTGACAAATTGCGGAACCGGAATCTGGTTATACCGCAGACAATGGAAACTCTGGAAAATCCCCAGAGCTTTGAAACTACTCGTGAAAATGGAGCGAGTTTTGATTTTGATTTAACGTACCTTCGGGTTATTGAAACCAATCCTGGGTATGTTGAGGATGTTGGGCTTGAACCGAATTTTCATCGGTAGAGATATTTTGAGGAGGCAAATATGGCTGATCAATTAGACAAAATCGTGCAGGTAACTATTGAACGTCAAACGAGAGTACCAAGCATGAAGTCGTTTAGCGAACACCTTGTTGCCGCCGAATTTAGTCCTGTTGGCATTAATCCGATTTTTGACCCTGAACATCGGGTTAGACTTTTCGGAAGCCTGGACGAAATCGCGGCGGCTGGGTTTCCGGTCGATAGCTTTGTTTATCGTGCCGCTGCTAAACAGTATTCGCAATCCAACCACATCGGAAATATGTATGTGGGCTGGAAAATACCAGAGGGAGTGAACCGCACCATCGGTGTCTTAAGCGCAGCGCTTGTTGCCGGTTCAACAATTCAATGGTCTGTCAATGGCACGGACATGGTGGACATTTCTTTCAATGCAGAAGGAAGCAGTGAAAAGTGCATTGACCGTATGGTGGCAGATCTGAACGATGAGTTCGGAGAATTGTTTACGGCGAGGAAAGTTGACGCTCTCACACTTTCATTGTACGGGGCCAATGCCACGGTTATCGTTACCGTTACTGGTGGTTCTCCACCCCCGACCATGACCTTCACAGCACAGGCTATTCCCGCAGATCCGAACTGGACGGTTGCTCTTACCAGAATGAAAGAGCATAACGATGATTGGTATGCTATATCCGTCTCGGCCCGGCAGATGAAGAATCAGCAGGATTGTGCGATGTGGATTCAATCCAACACAAAACTCGGCGGTCTGTGTAGTGGCGATCCCACCATGACAGATGCCGAAACAGGCGACATCGCTGCATGGGCAAAATTAAACAATCTCGACCATGTTTTTGTTTTCTTTCACCCTGATGCAAAATTAGATGACGCTGCCGTGGACACTGTTTCCAGTAACGACCCGGTTCCCGAGGCAGCATACTTCGGAAAAATGCTCACAAAACAGCCAGGTGCTGCTACATGGAAGTTTAAGGAGCTGGCGGCTGTTCCCACTTATGACCTTACACAAGGAAAGGTCACAATGCTGGAAAACAAGAACGTTACATGGTACATGACTACCGCAGACGTTCCTATGACTTCTAACGGTCAGGTTGCTTCCGGAGAATACATTGATGTCATACATGGTTTGGATTGGCTCAAGGCCCGTATTCAAAACCTTGTATTCACCGCTCTTATCAATGTGGACAAGGTTCCGTACACCGATGAGGGAATTCAGATGGTGGTGTCCCCTCTTACGGCGGCTCTGGATGAAGCAGTTAAGCACAGCATACTCGCCAGCTATGTAATTGATTTTCCTGCTGTTGCGGATGTTTCCATCACGGATAAGGGACAACGTTTTCTGCCTGATGTGAAGTTTACTGGTGTTTTGGCAGGAGCAATCCACGCCACTAAAATCAACGGCGTGGTAACGCTGTAAGGAGGATAAAATGACAAACCCTTTAGTTATGTCTTATGACCCGAAGAAGGTCATTCTTACTCTTGGCGGCGTTCCTATCGGCGGCTATGCAGACGGGACGTTTGTCCAGATCGACCCTAATGGCGACACATGGACAAAAAAGGTCGGTGCAGACGGAGAGGTTAATCGTGCAAAGAGTAATGATAATACTGCTACTGTTCAGATCACTCTTATGCAGACCAGCCTTTCAAACGCTTATCTGCGTCAGGTCGAAAAAGCTGACAGGCTTACCGGCTTAGGGATTCTCCCATTGTCTTTTACAGGCTTGAACACGATGGAAACAAAGTTCTGGCCGCAAGCATGGGTAAGCGTTACTCCATCAATAGGTCGTGCAAAGGAAACCACAGATACGCAGTGGACGCTCCATACCGGACAAGAAGCAGCGTAAGTTTTAAGCCTTGCCGGAGGCTAAATTTTTTTAACACATATAGGATGGAAAACTATGGAAAGAAAAGCACAGAGTATTAAAATTGAAGGCGTTGAGTTTCAGGTCGCGCCTTTTATGTCTGTTGAAGGGCTGCGTCTCAAGGCACACCTTGTTCGCACAATCGGCCCTGCTATTGGAGAACTGCTTGGTGGTATTGACGGAAAGAAAGTGAAAAATATTTCAGACATCAGCCTTGCCGGAGATAGTTTTTCAAAGGGTTTGGAAAAGTTACTTGAACAGTTAGACGAAGAAAGTTTTGTTGAATTGATTAAGCGGCTTTTCCAGAATGTAATTGCGCACTGGAACGAAGGCGGCAAACCCAGAAGCATTGCGTTTAATCAGGACTTTGAAACTGCAATGGATCTTGTCTTCCTCGGGAAGCTGTTCTCAATTTATCCACTTATCATTTTTATTCTAAAGGTGAACTACCCCGATTTTTTCGGCAAGGTGGTGAGGGGTATTGGATTGAGAATGCAGCCAACCCTCACCTCCGAAACGGAAGAAACGACACTGCCGAGCGAATCCGAGACATTGGAGACATCGGAAAGTTAAGTCAGGAACTGGAAGACGAATTTCCAATTTACCGAATATGGTACGAAGCAAAAGTTCCATTGCGAGAAATTCAAGAGGAATGGACTTATGACGATGTAATGCGAGCCTCTGCCATATTGGATTTTTATTCGGCTATTGATACAGCACGAGAAGCCTACGACAAAGCCGAATTCAAACGAGAGCAGAAAGAAATTGAATCAAAAGCCAATAAAATTGGCAAACGGCGGTAGGAGGGTTCAAGTATTATATTACGAGAACTGGTTACTTTGTTGGGGTACAAGGTCGATGATTCCGGCCGTGAAGACTACAACAGAGGCATAGACCAAACAAAACAGAAACAGCAATCTCTTACCGCTTCAATTCTAAAAGCCAGCGCAATAACGAAGCTGGCTTCTAGTGCTGTTGGTGCTGCATTCGGATTTATTCGTGATTCCGTAATAGGGGCAACAGCCGAAACAGAGCGTTACCGTGTAAGTCTGGGAACAATGCTCGGTGATCAGGAAAGAGCTAATAGAATTATTCGAGACCTTGATTATGGCGAAGGAATGTTTGAAGGAAGTGCCATATCAGATTTCTATGGAACGGCAAACTCAATCGGCGGTTTGGAAAATCTGGTAATGTTCGGTATCGAAGCTGAAAAAGCTGGTGATATTTTGAACCGGCTCGGTGATATTGCGAACGGTAATTCAGAAGCCTTTGTTTCAATGTCGAATAAAATGGGACAGATATATGCTAAGGGGAAAGCAGATTCCACAGACCTAAGATCATTTGTTATGCGTGGTTTTGACGTAGTTGGTGTCATTGCAGAACAAACAGGAAGATCACGAGAAGAAATTGAAAAGACTGGCGTTTCCTACGAAGATACCGCAATGGCGTTAAGAGTGCTGACGGACGAAGGCGGCAGGTATCACAATATGCTCCAAAAGCAAATGAATACTATTGGTGGCATACTTAAGCAATTTGCGAGCTTTAAGGCAGCAACAGCCGAATCCATAGGGTTCGGAGTAAATGAAGACTTAAAGGATCTGCTTAAATATATCCTCGAAATTGCCAAAGCCGGAGAAGAAGTCTTTGTAGACAAATTCGTTAAAGCCATACGCACTGTTATTTCTTGGATATTCCAAATAATTATTATGTGGGAAGTCCTCGGCTATCGCCTTGAAGATATGGGTGACGCATTTGAACCTGTTAAAAACTTTTTTTCTGATTTGCATGATGCTGGTAGAGAAGCCTTCACTGGTTTAATGATACTTTTTGTTGAAATAGCAAAACTAATTGTTTCAGCCTTCAAACCAATACAGGCATTCGCTTCTCCCATTATTAGAGAACTTGGTGCTATTGCAAAGGATGTATTTACAACAATTGCAAATCTTATTAGTCCTCTAAACTCAACGGTCGCTAACAGTGCAGGATTATTCAGTGTGCTTGGTAATATTATTTCTGGGTTGTTACGACCAATCCTTGGTGTCGCTGTTGCAATAAAAGGAGTAAACACTGCAATCGCTATAGGCAAAGGAGCTATAGCAACTATAAAGTCTATTCAGGTAGCTTATGGCCTCTTGGCAGGAACCATGTCTGTAATGAAAGCAGCCGCAGATGGGAACCGGCTTGCGATGTTTATGCTTGAAGCACAACTTATTAAAACCAAGATTGTATTAATAGCAAAAACTGTAGCAACAAAGGTCGCCACCGCAGCACAAGCAATATATAACGCAGTTTTAATGGCAAATCCAATCGCTTTAATAATACTTGGAATCATAGCAGCAATAGCGGCTATCGTTGCTTTGGTCATCGTCATAAAGAAAAACTGGGAAGCAATAGTCAGCTTTTTCAAAATGATTGGTGCAAAAATAAAAGAAGGTTTTCTCGCTATTGTTGAATTCATAAAGAAAAATGCTATGACTATTCTGAATGTAATTCTTATGATTTTATTTTTCCCTGTTGGCATTATTATGGCTGTAGTACGGCTGATTATAAAACATTGGGACACCATAGGCCCTAAGATAAAAGCGATTTGGCAAAAAATAAAAGTCTTTTTTGTTAACCTTGGGAGACAAATTGCAAATATATTTAAGACCATCGTAGATGCAGTGGCTAATATTTGGAATTCAATATATACATTTTTCATTGGTTTGTGGAATGGAATTATAGATACCATAAAAACTGTCTGGACAGCAATAAAGGGCTGGTTCTCTGGATTGGTTGAAGGAATTCAAAATATATGGCGAGGCATTATTGGTTTCTTCTCTGGGTTATGGGAAGCGATAAAGCAAGGCCCGGCAGAAGCAATAGAATATATCCGAAACGCATTCATCAATCTTTTTAATAGTTTACAGGAAAAATTATTCGGGTTCATTAACAAAATTAGAGAAGGCTGGGAGACCGTAAAGGGGTTCTTTGGTGGTATCGCTGGCGGGGTGGCAAACTTCTTCTCTGGTGGCAGTGGTGGTGGTGGCAGCCCAGAACCAGCTTACGCAGGAGCAACCCCACGAGGCGCTGCTGCTGCCGGTGTTGGTCAATCCACAAATTACGCTTCGCATGGCGGTAGTTCCGTGGTGAACGCAAATACCTCTATCAATGTAAGCGTTCCTCCCGGAACCACTAGGGAACAAAGCGAGGCTATTTCCAGACAGGTAAACGCAGAGTTCGATTCCAGACTTGCCGGTTCTATTAACAGCAGCAGGGCAAATATTCCAAGTCCAGAGGTACGGAGGCGTTAAATGGCAGAAGTGGCATTTCAATATTCTATACCTCAAAAAATGATAGGAACTTTTGTTGTTGATGTTTTTATGTCTGAACACTATAAGTTTTCTAATTCCGTGACGGACATTCCTGTTGAGGAAGGAAGCAATATATCAGATAACATCATTGAAGACCAGGACGTAATAACCATTGAAGCATTCATCGGTAACACAGCTTTTGAAGTTGTTCAGATGGGTGGCGTTACTATTTCAAATCTTCAAGCGCCGGACAGGATGGCTCGTGTGCGACAGGCTTATCAGGAATTAAAAAGATTAACGAAGTCAAAAAAATTGATCAATGTGGTACTCGGATTAGAAACATTTACTAATATGACAATAACTGAATTCAATATTGACCGTGATGCAGAAACCGGAGCAAATCTACCGTTTTCAATGGAATTCAAAAAACTAAAAATTGTACGTTCCGACACCACGAATATAAATGCCTCAAGCAGTTCCGGAAGCGGTGGCGATGGTATTGGTGGTGATCAAACAAGCGGTACGACCAATGCCGGAACATCGGGTTCGGAGCAGCCGAGAGACAGTATTGCTAAAGAGGAATGGCGTAGGCAGATACGGGCGGGTGGCCCGGCAACACCAGCAGATTATCAAAGGAGGTTTGGGGTTCCATATCCACAATGACAAATTTTCAATTTATTATTTTACCAGAATTTAGCGCCTCAAGCTCTCGATGGGATGTTCAAGTTGATCTATCCGGTACTCGGTATAAATTGAACGTGAACTGGAACACGTTAATGGGTGGTTGGGTTCTGTGTATTTCCGATACAAGAGACAAATTAATTCTCGGCGGCGTTCGTCTTTCTGTTGGATCATTTCTTTTGAGAAAGTATCGTGCTTCATGTCCTGATCTTCCTCCCGGTGAAATATGGCTGCTTGATACAACAGGGAATGATGCCACAGCGGAATTGACGAGGGATAATTTTCATACCCGCTTCAAACTTTGTTACGGAACTTGGGAGGAATGAAGCAATGGCATTCATGCGACAGGTTGAAGTAATTATAGGCCCTAAAGGTGGAGAGGGAGTAAAAATAAACGGTCTAAAAATCTCATTCGACATAGAAAAGACGGATAAACCGGAAACTAATTCAGCAAGAATTGAAATTTTTAATCTTAGCAAAGAAACCCATGACAAAATATGTGTTGCTGGAAACCACTGTACGCTTAAGGCAGGTTATTTGGATGAAGCCATAGCCGCTATTCTATTTGGTGATGTAGTAAAGGGAATTAGAAAAAAAGCTGATACTGATTACATCACCGAGATCGAAGTCAAGGACGGTCGAGTTTCTGTAATGGCAGGACAGGTTTCTGTCTCGTATGCTCGGGATACAGACGCATTGACTATTGTGCAGGATATGATTGATGCTCTAGGACTTCCGTCAAAAGGAACTGAACTTATCCCAGCAGACGCAAAATACCCCGGCGCTTTCGCTGGTATAGGACAGGCAGCAGATATTCTTCGGGAAGTTCTTAACAAATACGAACTCCGGTACACGATACAGAATGAGATGGTGTACATTCTCAAGGATGATGAAGCATCTGAATCTACTGGTCTTCGCTTATCCCCAGAAACCGGATTGCTTACTATGCCACAGCCAGTGTCAGATAAAACCCAGGAAACGGACACCACGGCAGAGGCACCGAATAAATGGGAGTTTCGGACAATGCTTTTTCCACAGTTAATCCCTGGTGCTGCTTGCAAAGTAGAATCTTCGAACATAACCACGGAAATGAAAGTCACAAGAGCAAAGTTTCGGGGAGATAATTGGATTTCCGATTTTTCCATTGATATTGAAGCGGAGGTATTGGGATAATGCAAGACTTAACCGACTTCATGCGAGAATTCCTAGAATACTATTTTGCTCAAGTTCATACATCCATACCTGGTGTTGTTGTTGAATACGATGCGAGTAAACGCCGGGCCACGGTACAACCATCTCTCAAACGCCGCGCAGGAAATAAAGAGTATATAGCTTTTCCAATGCTGATTGATGTTCCTGTTCAATACCCAGGAACAAAGAAATATACAATACATTTTCCGCTTGAGAAGAACGATGAAGTTGCTATTTATTTCTCTGAACGTGCTTTGGAAGCGTGGAAGGAAATCGGGCAGGACGGTATCGAAGACCCAGATCCACGCCGGTATAACTTGAGCGATGCGTATTGTGTCCCCGGATTGCAAGCGCGGGAGTTTATTGCAGCGACTGAACCCGGATTGCAAATAATTCATAAAGCAAAACATGACGGAGAACTTATATCCCAAGTTTTAATGAATGATGACAGAGTGGAAACTATTTATAAGAAAAAAGCAAAACTTACTTTAGAAGAAGATCACATTTTTGGAAAAACGGAAAAATGTACTATTGATCTTAAAGGCGATGTCGCAGAACTCAAGAACTCTGCATCTACTCTTAAAATAAACGGTGATAAATTCTCTGCGAAGAATGGAAGTAAAAGCCTGTTCACAATTTGGGACACCTTACTGAATACCCTGAAAAGTACAAAGCCGACTACATTGGGAAGTCCTGCACAACATAACTGGAATCCTACAATCGAGACAGCAATAGGTACAGCACAAAGCGATCTTGGGAATCTAATGGAGGCATAAATGGCACTTATACCACAAACATTTGCAGCAGATTTAATTTCTATTTTTTCCGCTATGGACAATATCCTTGATGGAACAGGAGATGAATATCAAGCCGAGAAAATGGCAACTGCGATAAAAATATTCATACTTACCGGACAGGTGGCTACCGTTGATGCTGGAACGCTTTCTGGAAATACATACAGTGGTGCTGGAAATGGAATAATGACAATAGATGAAGAATCTCTTAAAGATGACTTGCAACCTACTTTTGAAGCAAAATACTCAAATGATCAGTTAGCGGCGCAAATGGCGACCGACATTGACAATGCTTGTAAAGCCGATGACACCGTTACCACTACTAATTCCGGTGGCTCTGGTTTAGGAAAATTCACAGGAGATAAGTCAATTATAGAAAACATTCTCAAGGCTTGTTTTTCCACAATGAACGGAATGATGTCAGGTGGAGGGAATGAATACTATGCGGCACAGCTTTCTATGGCTGTTGAGACTTATTTGAAAGACGGAGATATAACAGTAACCTTGTTACCGCCGTTTTCTGCAGGTGCTGGCACGGGGAAGATAGCATGAAAGATATTTTAATCGAACAACGCAGTAATAATTTTGTTGTTGAGAATAATCGCTGGCGTTTCACAAAAACACGTCTTGAATATATTGCGCAAAAAATACGGCATACAATTTCTATTTTCCAAGGCGAGTGGTTTCTGGATAAGTCAATCGGAATCCCTTACATACCAGGAGATGACGTTGGAAAAGATATGCACCGGCGCATGATTGAAACCGCTTTACAGGTTCGGATAGGAGAAATTGATGGAGTAGAAAAGTTCCTTGCTTTTTCATCCAGCATGGACAGGGCAACAAGAACTTTAACAATTAATTTTACTGTGCAAATAGATACCGGGGAAAAATATAGTGATTCTGTTCCCATAGGAATAGGAGGTTGATGATGGATTATGGAGTGAGCGAAAAAGGGTTTGTTATAAAACCATTTGAAGTTATTCTGCAGGAAGAACAAGAAGATTTCCGTACAGCCTTCGGCACTGATATTGACTTGTCTGATACCAGTATTGAAGGTGTCTATGTTAAAAATCAAGCATTGAAGCGTTCACAATTATGGGAACAGCTTGGAAAACTTTATGCAATCGGAGATGTCGATGATTCATTCGGTGTATACCTTGACCGTCTCGTTAATTATATAAATGTCGAAAGGTTGGAATCTAATGCAACAAGAGTATATGAATGTCTATGGGCCGAATACGGAACAGTAATACCAGCCGGACATTTATTGAGAATGTCAGACGGTCAGACTTTTAGAATAAACCAAGCCGCCACTATATCTCGTTCAACACTTCTAGGGTTCATTCTTTCAATAAGGGAGGCCGTGACTGGCCACACATACCAGTTACAAATCAATACAACAATTATTACCTATGTTGCTGTAGATGATGAAGAAGAACAAATCCGGAACGGAATAATGGAAGCCATTGAAGCTGCTTTCCCCGGCATCTTTGTAATGCACAATACCGATGATGGGCTTCATGTTCATTCAAAAAATGGTCTGGAAGCATTCTCTATGTCATCATCGGACATTAACTTAGATTTTCCCCTGCTTGGTTTCTATGCGGTATATACGTCCACAAGAACCGGAGGGATAGTTGTTCCTATTGGAGCATTGAATGAAATCGTGAGTAGGGTAAACGGTCTTGAATCTGCGGTTAATTATGCTTCTGGTATTACAGGGCGAGCGGTGGAAAGCGATACAGAACTGCGTATGAACTTAACAACCAGACAGAAGCAAGCAACCTCTAATGAAGTGGCAATCCAGAACGAAATCCTCAAGGTAGCTGGTGTGGAGTATGCAAGAGTTTATTCCAATCGTTCAATCGTTGAAGTAAATGGCAGACCACCGAAAAGTTATGAGGCTGTTGTGGTTGGTGGGGACGAACAAGATGTGGCAGAACTTATTTTTCAGAAAGGCCCGGCAGGTGTGCAGGCTTTTGGAAACATCACGAAAGAAGTTATCGACAGCGAGGGTTTCAGTTGGGAGATAGGTTTTTCTCGTCCAATAAATAAATATATCTGGATCAGAGTGGAATACAGTAGGAACCTTGAGGAAGACCTGCCCATGAATTTAGTTAGTGCTATTCAAAACAATATAATTGCATGGAGCCAGACCGCACTTAATGTCGGTGTGGATCTCATTTTCCAGAGAATGTTCCGGCCAGTTTATGATGTACCTGGAATAGGGTTTGCAGATATTAAGGTCGCCGTTACAGAAGATTTAACGGCTCCGGTGCCGGAAGACTATATAAGCGAGAATGTGGTGATTAGCGAAGTAGAAATTGCCGTGTTCGATAGATCGAGAATTATCATCCAGGAGATTTCTTGATGAAGGATTTTCAGAAGATAGACTGGAAACAATTTAACAAGCCTCCGTATTATCAACAGTGGCTTTGCCGTGGAGATACTCTCAAACTTGCTACCTTCGGAGACAAAGGGCTTGCCGAAGTGGACGACAATATTTTGTTGCTTAAAGACCAGTGGGATTTGAGTAATGTTAAGGGTCATTATCTTGACCGTATTGGAAAACTACTCGGCGAGGCACGAAACGGAAATACTGATGATCATTACAGGGTTTTACTTAATCTGCGAATTTTGTTAAATACAAATGATGGATCAATACCGTCAATTATTAATGCGATAAAATATATTTACTCATCGGAAGTGGTTCATATTATAGCTGATTATCCTGCCGGTTTAATTATTCTGCATGATGGCGAGGGAACGCCGGGTCTAAACTTTAACAAACTGCTAAACGAAATTATACCAGCAGGGGTGTCATTCAATACAAGAGAACTTTTCTCTTTTACTGATGAATTTATTATTACTGAAATACATAGAATTATTGTGCGCCGGAAAATTGTCGAATACTTCGGCAATCCAATTAAATATAACGGCATGATCAAGTATGACGGTAAAACCGTGAATGCAAAAACGGGTGCTTATGGGCGGTACAATGGACGGTTCAAGCACGATGGAGACCTTGCTTATAACGGAACTGGAATGATACCTACCCAGTACTTGCCAACGCCACCGTTCAAATATTCTTCTGGCATTATCGACATTATGTCAATTAAGCAGAAGGAAAATTTTGTTGAGTACCACCAGGCATATCAATACTTTAATGGTTCAATAAAATATGACGGCAAAGGAAAGTATAGCGGCAGAAGTCCTTATTCCTTGAGTTCTCCAAAAATGGATATAAACATAAATGAAACCCTATCTGATAATGAAATCATTGAAGATAGTTTTGAAACCTTATCATCAGTAGTTAATTACGAAAACAATATAAAAAAGAATACGAAGCACAACAGCAGGATAAAATATAATGGCAATTATTTTTATTCCCATGATTTCATTGACAAAATTGTAATGGAATCTCCAGAAGGAGAAGCTACAGATATTGCAGTAATAAATGAAGAAGCATTTGCCGGAATGCGAAAACACCATTTTTTTAATGGCGCTTATGCCTATGACGGTAAAATCAAATATGACGGCATGGCACTTATCCCATTGGGGTAAAAATAAATTAAGGTGGAGGTTTTACAATGGTAAAATTGGCCGAAGAAATCCCAATGAAAGGGATTTTTGTTGCACGGGTTTACCGTTCCGGCAAACTTGTAGAAGAAATCCGGGAAAGCAATCTGATCTTAAATGGTGCGCGGTCACAAATGGCGCATCTAATTGCCGGTGAGTTTACGAACCGGAACGTGAACAGAATTGCTTTCGGAACAAGCAGAACAGACCCTGATCCTGCGGACACGATTATTACAAATCAGTTCGCTAAGCCGATTAAGGGTTTTTCATTTCCAGAAAGCGGCAGGGTACAATTCGACTGGGAATTGCTAATCTCGGAAAATAACGGTATGGCGATTCTTGAGTTTGGTTTGCTTACTGCTGACGGGACGCTCTTTGCCCGAAGGACAAGGACGAATCCGATTTTTAAGGAATCGGATATTTCAATCGAAGGTAGCTGGACTATCATATTTTAAGGAGTAGAACATGGCAAACATTCAAGAACCCGCAGACCCCGGATTCCCTCCGGTATATCTTCTCGATTTGGAAGATGATGTTATAGGCGGCGAAGGTGGTGTATCAAACCGCCAAGGACAACAGCTTGTTGAACGTACTGCCTTCAACAAAAAAGCTATTGAAAGAGAAGTGGCAGACAGAACTTCTGGGGATCAAAACCTGCAATCCCAGGTTGACGTTAATCGTCAAGGTATCGAAACGAATACTGCCGAAATAAGTTCCATGAAAGGGCGAGGTGGTTATTTGATGGCTTATGACTTTGGCAAGGCTATCCCTACCCAACAAGAAATTACCGATTATGCGTTGACACAAATCTCAACGGATGATCCCCTTGAGATTTGGAATGGAACGCATGTCAAGAATCTTTTCAACGACCACGCATGGGCGCTTACCAATACACAGGACACAAATCCGCAGATTTTTGAATGGACGGATCAAGGTCTCGATTCAGTAAAGGTAGCGACTAAAGAAACCCTGGGTGTTGTCAGAAGCAGCGATGAAGATGGCTATGTACAGGTCGAACACGCAACAGGAAACATGAAAATATTACTCCCCACCGGCCTTGCTGCTGCCAATGCTTTTCCTTTTATCGCCAGATATAGTCCATTTGCAATAGCTTCCGGCAGACGGCAAATAACTATTCGGAGAGGGACTTATATTCCTGTTGAAATCAATGGTGTTGACCGTTGGTTCAAAGCGGATGAAGATTTGGTGATTGATGTCGAAGCGGTACTCGGATCTGCGCTTGAGAACGGGAAGGACTATAATGTTTTCCTTGTCCAAGATGGAGCAGGTCTTGAAATTAAAATTGATACCGCCGATGTTCCGTCCGGGTACACAGCAGGACAGGTAAAGGCCATTATAGGGTTCCATACCGAATGTGTTAATATCGGGACAGGACTGAACTACAACTTTGGCGGCTTAGTCATGGATCATCCTCTTAATGGGTTTGTTGCTGGAGATATACTGCCTCAATCCGTCTGGTGCTTAAACCATCGTCCGCATAGCAGCCCGAAGGGAATGGTTTACATTCCGTCTTTAGACTTCTGGTGTGATATTTATCTGCAAAGTGAAACCGGCCCGAACACAAGATCTGTTTACCAAGGTGCAATAACCAGAAATAGACAGTACGTTAATTTTGTGGAAGACCAATTTTGTGTTGACAAGGCATTGCTAAATGACGAGGAGTTCGCTGCTGCCATGCTTGGGTCAAATGAGCAGACAGCGGTACAGGGATCAAGCGAAGCCGGGGCCACTACAGGAGGAGCTGGTGGCAGGGTAGATACCGCTGGCAGGAGGATGGTATCCATCTACGGGGTTGAGGAAGGATGTGGCTCTCTGTGGCAATTCTTGAGGTCTACTTCTGCAGGAGGAGGTGCCGGGTCTATTTATCACGAAGGGTCATGGCTTAATATTACAACGAGTTCTACCGGGCCTCACGCACAAAATGGGGGTAAGGGTTCATTCTGGGGTGTAGCCGCTGTGCTGCTGGCGGGGGGCGCTTGGTCCAATTCTACGGGTTGCGGTTCACGGGCTCGTAATGCGAGTAATGGGCGGTCGCACCCGTTTACGACTATCGGCGGTCGGGGGCGGAGCCGTCCGGCGAGGATATTCGGGTAAAACGGGTATTGACAACGTAGTACGAGAAGTCATATAATACGTTATTCGGGCTTCGAAAATCGTTATTCGTAGCTTTTTTTAAGCCTAAATGAGCGATATGTTGCATTCCCTAGCTGCTGGCAGGGGGCAATTGGAACAATTCTACAGGTTGCGGTTCCCAGGCTCGTAATGCGAATAATGGGCGGTCGCACCCGAATACGAATATCGGCGGTCGGGGGCAGAGACATAGGGACGGGGCGCATGCCAACTCCTACGGCTGGACATATCGCTCTGTCGAGTTGTTTAGGCAACCGGCAAAATACTAAACGGAGGGATTGTGTTGTTAGTAATCCGGAAGGATGAAAGCAACACAATTCGTTTATTGGAATGCGCAGACATGGCAACCTCTGGAAAAAGATAATAGATATTGAAAATATACAGATCGCATTTCACAAAGCAGCTTTACACAAGAGTACCCATGGTAATGTAAAAAAAGTTAAGAAAAATCTTGAACCACTGCTTGAAAACATACGTCTCTCATTAGTGAATAAGACTTTCAATACAGGAAAGTACAGCGAGAAAGTGGTTTATGAACCTAAAAAGAGAACTATTTATGTCCTGCCGTTCTACCCGGATCGCATTGTCCAACACTCCTTAATGAATTTACTGGCTCCTATATGGGATAAATTGTTTATTTTTGATTCCTATGCTTGTCGAGATAAAAAAGGAATTCATGCCGGTAGTGTTCGCACAATGCAGTTTGTGCGGCGCAATAAATATGTTCTAAAATGCGACATCAGTAAGTTTTACCCTTCGGTGGATCAAGACATATTGATGGACATAATCAAAAAAAAGATAAAGTGCAAAGACACTTTATGGCTTCTGGAAAACATCGTCCGGAGTTATCCCGGTGGAAAGAATGTTCCTATTGGGAATTATACCTCGCAATGGTTCGGGAACTTATACATGAATGAAGCAGACCAGTACGTGAAGAATGAATTACAGTCAAAATATGGACGAATTGACTATATTAGATATTGTGATGATTTCTGCCTTTTCCATAACGACAAAAAAGTATTGAAGCAATGCAGGGATGAGCTTCGGGTATTCCTTGAAGAAAAATTAAAACTCCAGTTCAGTAAATGCGATGTTTTCCCTGTTTCGCATGGAGTAGATTTTCTCGGATACCGGCATTTCAAAAAATATGTTTTATTAAGGAAGCGAACAACGAAGCGGGTACGGAGACGACTGGCGGTACTGCCAAAGCTATATGCAAAGAAAAAAATAACAGCCGAACAGTACCGTTCCTCTGTCGCCTCGACATGGGGCTGGTTAAAACACGCTAATACCCATAATTTACAAGTCACGGTACAGCTTAATGCTTTAAGAGAAAAGGTAGGAGAATTACAATGAACAAGTTTTCGGAATTTGCGGACACAACCATATCCCCGGTTTTGGATGGAAAGAAAATGTCGCTTGATGACATACTTGAGAAAGAAATCATCGTTTTACGGTACAGGATAAAAAAAACAAAGTTCAGTGAGGCTAAGAACCCGGACTGCCTTACGGTTCAATTCGCATTCCCAGAAAATGAGGAGGCTCGCTTCGTCTTTTTCTCCGGCTCAAGCGTCTTGATGCAGCAGCTAGAGAAGTATCAGGACAAAATACCCTTCTCGGCAACGATAAAAAAAATAGGGAAATATTTTACTTTTTCTTAGATTTTTCACTTTTTACTTGACAAATCGTCTCATTTGAGACTACAATTAAAACATAGCATTTTGCATGGTCGGCTGACCGAAAACTACGGAGGCCCTCTGTGTCGAACCCTGGAAACAGGTCTCGGCACGGAGGGCCTTTTTTTATGGGAGGAAAAATATGATTGAATGGAAGCCCGGGAAGGCTCATTTTGAGTATCTGCGGTCTCGTCCTTATATCCGCTTGCCGAGTAATACCAGCTACCTTATCGAGAAGCATGGTGACGTTCTCTATATTTGCTTCGAGGAAACATCCGGCTCAACCAAACAAGCCCAAGCTGATGACTGGGCAGCGAACCTGAATTTCTTCCCGAAAAAGTTTGACGTATTCCCAGGTTCCAAAATAAAAGCTCATGACGGTCTGGCAAAGCAGTACTTAGAAGTACGCAAAGAGATAAAGGATCTGCTGAAAAGCGGGAAATATAAGCAGATTTTTGTCGGAGGATTTTCTCAAGGTGCTGGCTTAACAACCGGCTGTGTTCAAGATCTAGGGTATTACATCGACAAGCATAAGCTAAATGTAAAAGTTTTTGGGATAGCTTATAACGGCCCCCGGTTCTTTGGGCTTAGGAAGGCAAAGCTGATAAAGAAGGCCGTTAAGAATAGGCTGCTCACCATAAAAGGCCGGTGGGACCCGGTGTGCCTTGTACCATTCAAAAGGATGCCGACATTTTTCACTTTTAGATGGTCTCCTTTCAAGTTAAAGTTTTGCTGGCCTCGGATAACTTTTTGGGGTGACTACGGAAAAGTGACGTGGATTGGAAAGCTGTTCCGGCCCCTGCCTCCGCAGCATGATCCGGCGCAGGTTGAGAAAAACCTGCTGGAAAAATACGGATGTTAGGAGATTGATATGGACAATGAAGCTAATCGTGAAGAAGAAAGAAAAGAAGACGAAGAAAAAAAACCGGAAAAATGGAGTTGGGATGTATTCTGGATTAAAACCATTTGCTGGAGAAATTTCATCTGGGGTATTTCTACAGGATTTATTGTTTGGATGTTTGTCCGTGCAAACGGTGGTATTGACAGCATAGTCAATATCATTCTTGCCGGTGTGTGGGGCTTGTTATCCGTAATTATGATTTTGCATAAAGCTTTTGAAAAATCTGTTGGTAATGCAAAAATAAATGCCAACTTTGAAGCCAGTGCAAAATTAAACGGTGAACTTGCAGAAATAATAAAATCTTTACAGAAAGGAGAAAGAAATGCACATTAACGTATCAGAAGGAAGAATGAACTTCTCGCAGCGGAACAATGAACGTGATCCGCATAATGCTTGCAATGTAACGAGTATGGTTATGGCACTAGCTTATCTTGACTATGAGTTTCCGAAGGGGAGATATGACCAGCCAGAAGACAACCTGCACGATCACATTTCCAACAACCCTGCCTGTGTAAAACATTTCAGCGACTTTGTTTCAAAAAATTCTTGGGCAGCAGGAATCCCTCCAATGCAAATTCACGACATACTTTCGTGGTGTACAAACAATTGGATTGGAAAGCAGATAACGAGCTTTTCCACTAACCGCTCTATACCAGCAATACTTGCTGAATTAAGAAGCGACAGACCAGTAGTTTTATCCGGCGACTTTCCCTTTATAACATCAAAAGGTGTCAGGACAACGCTCGGACATATTGTCGTGCTGGTTGGAGCGGAATGGGATGAGGGAAATTCTGGAAACCCCGACCGGATAATCATTGACGACCCATACGGCAACACAATCAATAACTTTCAGGGATCGGGAAATGATGTAATTCTTTCTTGGGATCAATTCATCAGGTGGTTTAAGCCTCATAACTCCACAACAGTGAAGTGGGGACATTTTTTTGTTAAATAACGGAGGAGGGAATGAATGAAAAAAACAAATTTCAGGTGCGGCTTCGTAGTCGCCGTCTTTGGGTTATTGCTGGTGTTGTTTTGCTCGCCTGGGCTTTGGGCGGGACAGCAGCCGGATTATTTTTTCATGGAAAATATAGCTCTCTCCGAACAATCATTGAGGAAGCCGGTGGCGATGAACTCATTGAACTCATCGAGAACCAACGTGGAACAATCCTTGCCTTACATGACAATCTTGGTGCAGTCAGAAATGAACTGGAATTTGCCCTCGGAGACCGAGACGAATTACGAGACCGAAACAGACGAGCTATCGAGATTGTTATCGGAACAGATGAACGACTTGAGGACTTTGAGAACACAGTGGACACTTCTACAGACGTTATCGAGAGAATTGAGAATAGACAACAGAGAATTGATAACCTTGTTGCAGGAATCAGAACAGATAATAGACGACTTAGGGATGCGCTTGGAAGCGGCAATGGAGAGGGTGACTGACGCGGAAGATGGAGCAATCGCTTTGTTATACGAGAACACAGAATTGTTTAACAAGGCAAGACTTGCAATGGCACATATTTCCTTGCTTCAACAGCAACTGGCAAGAGCAAAAAGAGGATCTCCAATTAGTTTTACCCTCGGCGCTGTTTCATTCGGCGTTGGTACACCGTTAATCGTGGAAGGCATTCGTGCAGAAAATAACACTATGATGTGGAGTGGAGTTGGGGTAATAGCCGGTACAGGTATTGTTTGGGCTGTCGGACATTATATCTTTGGTTGGTGGTAGAGGAGACATTCATGGCTATTAAGATTCATAGTTCCAGAAAGAGAGAGGAAAAAGACGGCGGTGGTGTAGTATACGAGTTCTGGCTTTATTCAATCGCCGATGTAGCCAACCTGCCAAAGCCTGGGGATTGGGCAGCCGATACATCTTCAGCACTTATTATACCGACAGGTGAGGCTTTAGCTTTGGGAGATAATGGCTGGGTAAAGATAGGAGCTAATTAATATGGACGTAATACTCCTTGCCATTGTAGAACAACGGATTAAAGAAACTATGGCCGGTAACGGTCTTGCCAAAGGAAATGACGGGAGGAACCCTGAACTGCGTTCAAACGCTACCCATGTACAATGGCGACTTGTGGGTGATACGACATGGATAGATTTATTTCCACTATCTGCAATAACCCCAGAAGATGGCGATGATGGAGTAACCCCGATATTTCGCATGGGTGGTACAGGGGATCGCACTTTACAGGTTAGTTACCCTCCTGCAACAAACTGGTCTGATTTATACACTTTCCCCGAAGGCGGTGGAACAGTGGACGTTACAAATATATCCAATGCTGAAATACAAAGTATTTTAGACAATTTATAGGAGCGTGTTATGAGCCAGAAATTTCTATGTCCAGACGGGTTAGAGTATTTTGCGAATTGGGTACTGAATCAGATTGCGACCGGTACTCAAATATCAATAATTACTGCCATTACCGAGACCAGCACGAATCAGCAGATTCCCGGAGCAAAGGCAGTATACGATCTTATGGTCGAAGCCATTGGTAAAATATCTAAGCTCTCAAAAAAGGTTGTGGATGTACTTCCAGCCACAGGTGAAGCGGAAACTATTTACCTTGTGAAAACAGCCCCCAATTCCACTGTATTCAAGCAGCATATATGGATTGACGATGCCTGGCACGACCTCGGTACAACCGAATGTGATTTATCGCAATACTGGAAAAAGGATGAGCTTACTGCCATGAGCAATACAGACGTACAGGACATTATTGACGATGTAATGGGGGCATAAATATGGCAAAGTATATTGGCGATGCCGGTCTAACAGCCCTTATTCAAAGAATAAAATCTCTATTTGCGACAAAAAAAGAAGTTGAGGAACTGTCTGACAAAGTGGATGAGGCTGGCGGAGATGAATGGGAGTTCATACCGTTATGACAAATGTAATGCACAAGATTGGCGGACACTATAAAAGATGTACTCGACAAATAGTAGGCAAGTCAGGTGTCCCTTGTGCAATACGTCATACGCCAATCGTAAGCAATTTTGAGATGATAATTAACTGGGCCGGGGTTCCGCAAGCATACAGAGATTCTGAATATGCTGGCTGGATTTTGGACATGAAGAACTATTTTGAGCAGGTGATTACCGGGTTGAGATATGCACCGAATCAGAAAGTTTCCCTTACAATGAATTTTGAATTCCGTCCATTGGGCGGCCCGCTTGCACAATGTGGGCCCGGGAACGGCACTGAAAACCCGATGGACTTCTTGTCTGCTCTTACGCTTGATGGTTCAAATAACATAGCCAGGACTTTATATGCTCTTATGGCTTTTGACACCGGGTATTTTCAGGTAAACCCTACGGCCCCAGACCGTGTAAACTGGAAAAAGAACTTTTTTAATGTCTGTGTCCATGAGGCTTTTCACGGGTTAGGGCTTGGGGCTTTATGGAATGGGTCTTTCCGCATTATAGGCAACATACCACTGGTAGGCCCTACAAGATTACCTACTTTATTCCCGTATAACGTAATTGGCACCGGAAACCCGGATAATCCTCAATACACTGCATCCCAGGCTTTAGCCGCATGGCGGGAAACTATGGTGGGGCAACAATCGGCAACTTCTATCCCGATTGAAAACTGGGGACGAGACGGAAACGGTGTTTTTCGGCAGATGGGAGCTACAGATACGATTTTTCAGACCGGCGGCACGGCCTTAGCCCATTGGAAAGAGACCAGCGCAAGTGGCACAATCGGTGGGTTAAATATACTCGATACAAAAGACCGGCACATTGCAGATGAGATATTTACCGGCTGGTCAAATGAAGGAAGCCATGAAAAAGACTGGGTTGGAAAATTCACAATAGCGGCTTTAAGGGATATTGGTTGGGAAGTGGATTATTTACCGCTTGGTATAGATTTGAAAGACTATCGGAGGGCAGCGTAATGGCAAAGGGAAAAATCCATAATAAGAAATTGGGACAGTCCACATATAATGATGAATACATAGACGAAAAATTTGACGAACTTACCCCGGTAGATGGTGTTTTATTTGATGATGATGTAGTCGATAACCTTACATCGACAGAACAAAAGAAACCGTTATCCGCAAATCAAGGTCGGGTATTGAACACCACAAAATCAAATCTTGATAGCGGGAACATTTTAACAGGTTCACAATCAATCGTTGACAACCGTAATCAGGTACGCAGATATACAACAATGGATTCAATAGGGGTACAAGCTCAAGATGACCAGGCAGGGAAATCAGTAGGATTTAATGCTCATGGCATTAGCTTTGAAGACCATAATAAAGGGACATCTCATTCCTTAGAAGTTGAGGATGGTGTATTACTATTCGATGGTGAACCCATTGGTACAGGTGAAGGCGGTGGAGGTGATGGAAAGCATCAAAGAATTGACGCATACCCAGAGGAAGAATATAACCAAGGGCAATTTTGGAAAATAGTGTCTGACAGCTATCAGTTCAGGCAAGATCAGCTTTATGTTGTTGACATAGAAATATCCAATCAAGGCGGGTCGTCAAGAGGCACATTATTTATTGGGCTGGCAGATCATGGCGAAGGAATCATTCATCACACTAGCGGACAGTATTTATACTCCGTTGAATGGCATATAGAAAATGGCGAAATTCAGTTTCACAGCATACAGGCAGGGAATAACGGCTTTTCCCTTTATTCTGTAATACATATCGGTACAGGTGGAGGAGCAGTAGCAGGTAAAATCTTTAATCTTGAAAGATTTGAATACTCGGCGGCTTCCTTGACTTATGTGGGGTGGAGACGTGAGGATGGCGGCCAGCTTGAGGAAGGTGTGAAATACACGGTCAAGGGTGCCTATTACGGAGATCCGTTTGAAGTAACTCTTGATGAATACGGCTGGGCAGATTTACCAAACGGCATGGGCATTCAATTGCTGAACAGAATGGGAATGTGGATTCTTGAAGGTGGGAATAGAAATAATTATCAAGGAATTGAGATTTTTTCCGCAGCAGAACCCGGAGCAATCGCAATCCCCGAAGTCAATTTTGATGTCATTCAGTGTCTGTGGCAGGGGGAGAGGGTAATTATCCGTCCAAACGAAAACCTGATGAGTATGACAGGCCAGATCCAGTATGAAATGACCATGCTCGATATTCCCAATAGCATAGATTTAGAAGAACTGGAAAACAAACTTATTCTTGACGATAAATTATTTGCTCCGATGGAAGAAATGTTTGGGATGTCCCAAGGGGATATTTACAATAGCATGGAATGGATGTTTCAGGAAATACACAATTATTGCGAACAATACGGCGAGTTTGATCTTAATAATGTGTATGACTGGAATGTGTATGGTTATCTTCAAGAAATTATGGAAACCCTTGCCATGGTAGATATGATAAACCCTAAACTTATGAGCCTTAAGATGACTTTTATGTATGCCTGTTCAAACAGTATGACACCTCTTGAGGTATTACCCATCGGAACTGCTGGCATTAAAGGGGCAAATACCGTTTTAGTACCCTATATCAAGAAGTTGGGAGAAAACTTATGAAAAACCTATACGGCAAAATAAAAAACGCAAAGCTGTCGTTTAAGTGCTTGAAAGAGGGCAACGAATTATTAGAATCACAAAACACAGAGGCAAGTGATTTTGACGGCCAGTTTCTCATTGAATCAAAAGATCTAAAGTGGTCGTTTCCGATTGTGGCCAGGGCGATCCGTAAAAGACAGGCGAAGCTTGTTATTTATGAACCGCAAAAAGCAGAAGTATTCTGTGGGATGCAGGGAGATTATGTCAACAGAGAATTTTGTGAGAAAAGTGGCATAACCGTTACCCCGTTTCCAACACAGGGTGGAGCATTGGTCTGTAATAAAGGCGATCTGCTTATTATTTTTATTCACCCTTGCAAAAATGGGGAGTTCCGTTTTTTAGACTTTATCAAGCCCAGGATAATAAATTACTTGGCAAACTATGTCGGAGCTGAAAACATAACTACGCCGAATAACGACATCGAGGTAAACGGCAAAAAAATATCCGGTTCCTCAACAGCATATAAAATGGGTTCTGCAATGGAATCCCTTTTTATAAATGGCGTGAACAATAAAACCAATCTTGAAGCCGTAGGGCATAAAGGAAAAGCCCGGGAAGTTACCGGCTTGGCAGAACATGGTATTGACGTTCAAGAATTCCGTACCTGGATCATAGAAACCACACAGAAGGCTTTTAATCAATGCTGCGAACGACACAAAAAAAGAGGAAAAAGTAAAAAACAAAGGGGGAAAAATGAGACTTAATTTATTGCAAACAGGCGCACAAGCATCGGTAGACCTTAATTTATCAACTATTCCTTTTGCAAATCTTATGGCTGTACTTATAACCTTATTGTTTTTTTTAACAATTATTTTATTTGTAATAATAAAATATGTGAAAAAAATAGGGCCGATCGATTTAACAAAAGAGCATAAAGGGCAAACTGAATTATACCACATGAATATTGAGAATGACGAAAATGACGCACAGTTAAGATTAAAGATACAACTTATTACATCATCCATGAAAACCCGAATAAACAATATCTTTTATCAGTTTAGAACCTGCCCTGTTGTTGTAATTGCTCTTTCAAATTCAGTAAGAGCCCCACTATATAACTCTGCAAGCAATAATCATTTCACAACCGTTTTAGTACCGGATAAAAGAGATTGGTACATAGATGGGTTATTAAAATCCATACAGGATGAATATGTGGCAATAAGCAATTCTATTGTCGGAATAAGCTGTATAAAAGAAAATACCCTCCCACCGTGGGAAGGTAGTGAAAACTCAATGAAAAGCCTAATAAGGCTATTTCTCTTGGAATGGGCTGATAATGTAATTACAGAAGTAATTAAAACCTGCAAGAAAAAAATTGAAACCTACGAAAAATATAAACCCAAATTTAAGGGTGATGAATATAGAACAGGTATTGTAGATCATTGCATAAACAAAAATAACAACACAATTACACTATTGGATAGGCACGGGAGGTAAAGAACAATGATTGAATGGAAGCCCGGTAAAGCACAGAGGGCTAGGAAATAATGCGGAAAACCGCTATAAATAAAGGAAATCAATGGAAAGCCAAGGCAATAAATAAGCCAATTTCCATTTTTGTAGGCTATTTGTAGACAAAGCCAATATAAACCCTTGCTAATTCTTTATTATATATAGAATTAGACGATTTTTCACATATACCGTTTGTTATGCGATGTTGGGGCGTACACCATTTTTTATTTTTTTCTACCAATATAAAAAACATACCCATAATACTGTTTATATTTTTGGTATAACTCCATCTCGTAGTTATCACCTTTAACATATTCCTCTAAGGTTTTGTTTCCAAGATGTTTTTTAAAAAGCGAACTATTTGCTGCTTCACGTGGAATAAAATAATTCATCCAACAATTTTCCGGCAACGTAAATGCAGCAACAAAATTATAACCGGATTTTTGTATGACAGAAATATTATGATCAATTGTATCTAATCTGCTTCCTGCATCCGTCCAAAACTTTTGAACTTCTTTAGGATGTTCATCAGCAATCCATGAGGGACATGTTACAGCAATATAGCCATTTTTTTTGAGAAAGCCATTCCAATAAGAAACTCCTTTTTCAAAGCCTATACCGTCAATTACCCCTTCTGACCAAATAAGGTCAAATTCTTCCTTTTGAAAAGGAAGTTCTTCTATATTGCCAACAATGCCATTTACCCTTTCTTGTAGATTCAATTTTTTAGCATTATCGTTCAAAATATCTATAAATTTTGGGTAAATATCTATGCCGGTAATTTTTCCAGAGATATTTTGAGCAATAATCATTGTTTGTCCACCAGTTCCACAACCTAAATCTAAAACTCGTGAAATTTTATTAATATTATCCAGAAAACTTAATGCCTTAACAGTCATTTCAGGGCTACCAATCCCCTGCCGTTCAAAACCCGCATGAATTTCATAAAGTAATTCATCAATTGATATTTGTTCGTTTTCCACTTTTTTACTCCATAATCAATAATTATATCAATTGTCTTATTTTGTCAATATATTTCCCAACCAATTTAGCCCCAATTTCGCATAACGTTCTAGATTGACGACGTTCCAGCCCACCTTATAAAGCAAACCGTAGGTTTGCGGTGGGCTGGAATGTGGGTGAAGGAGGCGTGGGAGCGAGCCCGTAGGGCGACCGACCTAGCCGACTGAACCCCGAGCCGCCGAATAGGCGGCG